TAAAAGTGAAGTCGAAACTCTACAAGGATTGAAGCCACACGGCATGTCAGATGAAGCGTGGTTAAAATCTGTTGCTAAAGAAAAACAACGTATAGCGAATAGGGAGGTAAAATGACAGAGCAAAATAGCGAAAACGTACATTCCAGAACATCCCGTGAGTCCGAGTCTCACGATAAAAATTCTCGCAGACAACCATGGAGACCGGTTAGAAAACTAGAGACTCCTCCACCACCAGCTGGATATGAATATCGATGGATAAGAGAATCTATGCTAGGAGTAGAGGATAAGGCAAACGTGGCGAGAAGAATTAGAGAAGGTTGGGAACTCGTAAGAGGATCCGATCTACCTGACGAATACTCTTACCCTGTTGCTGAATCTGGTAGACATGCTGGTTTAGTTTATAGCGAAGGACTACTATTGGCGAAAATACCTACTGAGACTCGTGAGGAGCGTAATGCTTATTATGAGGATCAAACAGCTCGTAAGAAGGACGCGTTAGACAATAATATGTTTAACGAATCTCGGAAAGACGGGCGATATGTTAAGTATGACTCCGATAGAAAGTCTAATGTTACTTTTGGGAAAAAGTAACTAGATAAATAGGAGTAAATCTTATGGCAAATAAAGATGCCGCTTTTGGTTTAAAACCTGTTCGTCAAATGGGCGGAGCACCATATTCTGGAGGTCAATCCAGATATAGAATTGCTAGTGGAGCCACAACACCAATATTCCAAGGAGACTTGGTAACTCAGCTTACAGCTGGAGTTTTGGGGCGCCATGCCGCAACTGGAACTGTTCCGATTGTCGGAGTGTTTAACGGAGTTCAATACACCGATCCTACAACTGGCGAGCAAGTGTTTAAAAATCACTATCCGGGCAGTATTTCTGCTTCGGACATCATCGCAAGTGTTATTGATGATCCTAATGTTGTTTTTGAAGTACAAGCAGACGACACTTTTCCTGTCGCCGACTTGTTCGGAAACTTCGACATTGTTGACGGATCACCAGTAGGCGATACTAAGTCTGGAATATCAAACGCAGAGCTAGACGTAACGACTGGTGCTACAACAGCCACGTTACCGCTTAAAGCGATTGATATATCCCAGGATCCTAATAACGACGATGTAGCATCGTCCAACACCAATGTACTATGCGTGATTCAGAATCACATCATGGGACAAAAAGGTGCTGGTTTAGCATAAGGAGTTAATTAAATGGCAATTTCAAGAGCACAATTAGCGAAAGAGCTTGAACCAGGACTTAATGCACTTTTTGGTATGTCCTATGATTCTTACGATCAAGAGTATGAAGATATTTTTGTAATCGAGGATTCAAACAGGGCGTTTGAAGAAGAAGTGCTAGTCACTGGTTTTGGCGGCGCACCCGTAAAATCAGAGGGACAAGGCGTTGAATTTGACAATGCTTCCGAAAGTTTTAGCGCAAGATACACGCACGACACTGTTGCGTTGGCTTTTGCACTTACAGAAGAAGCGGTTGAAGACAACCTTTATGACTCTCTAGGTAAAAGATATGTTAAAGCATTGGCTAAATCTATGGCTAACACCAAAGAAGTCAAAGGCGCTGACGTACTAAATAACGCTTTCTCTTCCAGTTTTACTGGCGGTGATGGTGTTTCTCTAATCAATACTGCTCACCCCCTAGCCGGTGGTGGAACAGCTGCGAATAGAGCTACTACTATGGCAGACCTTAATGAAGCCTCACTAGAGGATGCTTTAATCGATATATCTACGTTTACAGACGACAGAGGTTTAACTATTTCTGTGCAAGCTGACAAACTTGTGGTTCCACCACAATTAGTCTTTGTTGCAGACAGAATATTAAGCTCTACTCAAAGATCTGGAACAGCTGATAATGACATCAACGCAATCAGAAACACAGGTGTTTTACCTGGTGGTTACGTTGTTAATCATTACCTATCTGATCCTGATGCTTTCTTTGTTCTTACATCTGTGAACAGCATGGGCGAAGGTTTAAAAATGTTCCAAAGATCTCCAATGGAGACTTCTATGGAGCCAGACTTTTCAACAGGCAACATTAGATATAAAGCTAGAGAAAGATACTCGTTCGGTTTCTCGGATTGGAGAGGAATCTACGGATCTCAAGGCGCATAATTTGAAGTCGTAACACACTTTATTACTCAGTGTTACAAAGGGCCCTTCGGGGCCCTTTTTTTTGGCCTAAATTATTTCAATATTTATAGTTGTAAATAGTTGCATATTTATGCAAATATAGTAATATATCTATGTGAGACATGAAAACAACAACAAAAAAG